TCAATTCACAGCTTTCACAACGTAGTAGAATTACTAAGCTCCGTTGGAATGAACATCATAGTAGCTGTGGGATTTTTAATTGATTATAATAATGACAGAACAAAAGATACAGAACAAAAGAATTAAACAACTAGAAGCAGAAGGATACTATGTTATTAAACTAACTGTTACAAACAAGAATGGAATACCTGACTTGATAGCTATTCCAAAAGACTCCAAGGTTTTATTTGTAGAGTGTAAAACTAAAGAGGGTAAAGTATCAGACTTGCAGAAGTACAGAATAAAAGAACTAAAAGAATATGCTAAGACAGAAATATATAGGGGAGGTTAAACACTACGAGGTTGATGAATATTTTGTGGATAAAATTAGAGAGCTACCTATAAAGATTGGTTTTGATATAGCCAAACAAATGGATGAGATGGCTTCCTATTTACCGGTAAAAGATTTTTGGGAACAAAAGATTGCCGGTGTTTCTAATGCAACATCAGAACCCTACTTTTTTGTGGTAGAATATATGCATCAAGAAGATTTACCTCCTGTGTTTTATGACCTACATGAAATAGAAGTTGACGACTATTTAGATTACTATAATGCTAATAAAATAATTAAATTAAATTGCCATGATAACCAACTCACAAATGACATTCTTGGAGAAGATAGTGAACGCAGAAATGCTAGTGAATATACAATGTAAAAGCAGAACCACTCGCCACATAGATGCAAGGCTTATATTTTCATACATACTTTACGAAAGGGGTGTCACTTACCAACGAATAGCAGACCACCTCCAAAAAAATCATGCCACAATTATCAATGCGGTAAGGAATGCAAAGAATTATTTAAAGAACGAACCGGACTTGTATCGTAGATATAAAATGTGTAAGACTATATTTGAAAATAATAATCACCCGGTGGTAGAGTACACTTATGAAGAGCTGTTAAAATCTTATTTTGATTTAGAAGAGAAGTACAATAAGCTTGAGGATGAGCTACTTGAAATAAAAAATATGCAAAATGATTTGGAATTGTAGTTAAATTGTTGTTAATTTAGACATTAGGTATGGAATATACATTAAACGATATCGAAAAAATAGTTGAGTTTAAAACTTGGAGTGACAGAAAAAAGATTGATGAACTCCTAAGAATAGATTGTAAACAATATACCAATCTAGGAATCGACTCAACTAAATCAGAAAGAGAAGAAGTCAAAAGAACTTCCAAAAAAATTTATAGACTCATTAAAATAGTAGACAAGGAGTTCGGCAGTAGGCTCCTACACTTGGTGGATTAACCCTATGATAACAGCAATTGAGCAGGAGAGACTTAACTACATCAACAGTTTGATGCAGAGGCTCTACTCCCTCAACGCCATCATATATGAGTCGCTGTGTGACAGGGAATATAATGAAACACAGAAAGCTATAGCTGAAATTCAAGAGGAACTGAAGCAGTTAACCGACTCAATACAGGATGACCTCTAAAAAATGTAGAAGCTGTGGAGAAACCAAACCGAGGTCAGAGTTTTACAATTCAGGAAGAAAAACTCTTGCAGGAAAAATAATTAAAGACACTCTTTGTAAGCCTTGTAAGATAGAATACAGAAGGAAAAGACGTTCTAAGATAAAAGAGTTTATAAATAACTATAAGGCAGAAAAAGGGTGCGAGAAGTGTGGATACTCACATGAAACACACGAGAGCTTCAAGGTTCACGCTTTAGAGTTTCACCACGCACAAGGCAACAAGGAATTTAATATAGGTGATGCGATAGGTAGGGGTTTTTGTATTGATAAAATTAAACAAGAAATAAATAAGTGTGTGATTTTATGTTCAAGATGTCACGCAGAAATACACGCAGATGAACGAGAAAAAACATGATGATAAACTTCTTGCAATTGCATTCAGCTATACAGGAATGCTAATCATCTTAATATATCTTCTAATAATAAACCACCTATGAGGTTTGAGAATGATGTAGATTTAAGCCGAGAGAAAAAGGCTATTAATTACTTTGTAAAAAGATTTCAAGGCTCTTTTAAAAAGTTAGGACCCAACGATATTGATTATAAGATATTTGATAAAGATGGAAACCTTATCGCTTATGCTGAGGTAAAGGGTAGGTATAGAACTTTAGCTAACTGCTATCCTCTTCCTGTAGCTGCACGAAAAGTTGTTAAGTTATGTGACAAAAGATTAAACCCTGTAATGATATGGGCATGTGATGATGGTATTGTTTATGGTCAGCCATCACAGATTGAAGGGGTTGTAAAATGGGGTGGTCGTAAACCTAGAGAGGGTGCAGTCAATGACCAAGAGCTAATGATATACTACGACAAACAAAAAACACTACGATACTTTAGATACTACTAACGTTGCCAACAGGTTAATTTGGTTATGTCGAATTTTTTTCGTATATTTGTCGAAATCTTTTACAAAACACTATGATAAAATTCAAGAAATCCAACCCAAGGGAAAATATGTTTCCCAAAAAACAAAGAACAAAAAAGAATATTAACACAGGCGATTGTGTGATAAGAGCTATTGTACACGCTACAGGAGAGGACTACGAAAATGTTTGGAAGAATCTTTTAGATATATCTAAGGAGACACTCTTCTATCCTAATTGTCCTGAAACATATGAGATATATTTAAAATCATTAGGATGGATAAAAAAGAAACCACTCCGAGACTTAAATGGAAAGACATACGAGGTCAGAAATTTTCCTGCTAAACCAAGGGGGAAATATATTATTCTTACTTCAAGGCATTTGACTGCCATTGTAAATGGAACTCATTTAGACTCTTGGAATTGTGGACCATGGAGAGCTAACAGCTACTACGAGAAGTCTTAACCACCGTATCTTTTAGATGGTCTTAAGCCTCTAGGTTTCTTTATATCTTTTTTGAATCCATCAGTTGCGTAGTAAAGCTTTACCTGTTTCTCAGTAAAGACTCTTCCGCTTGGACTTTGATATTTGTTATCTCCTATCTTTGTAAATGGCATGACTATCTTCTTTGTCTTCTTGTTCTTCTACCACCACCGGTTCGCCTACGTCTTGACTGAGTGTCCCTATCGCCTCTTCGGTTACCTAAGCTTTGAGATTGTCTCTTCAATCTTTCTTGCTCTTTAAAGTACTGTGCATTTTGTTCTGCAATAGATAATGTTTTACTACTGCCTTTCTTTTTCTTTGGACCCTCTATGACGTATGGAGAAAAGTTGAGTAATCTAAGTAAATCTTTTCCTATATCACCATCTTCACCTAACTCTTGCATGTTTTTTATAAACTTATGAATCTGTGTAGCAGGTAAACCTGTTGAAGCGGCTAACTCAACATACAATTTAGCATATGCTTCTTTAGCTTTCTTCTTATCCTTAGTATCCATAGCTCTCTTGGCTAGTTTTTGTAGTCTTTGAAGTTGCATTAAAGGAGCAATACTTCTAACGCTTTCACCTGCATATGGTTTACCTTGTAACAGGTCAGCAGTTCCACTTATTACTTCACCCACAATAAATAATGCATTCAAGTTTCCTATGATAGCAGCTCTTAATAAATCATCCTCATCATCGTCACGCACAGGTCTCAATAGTCCGGGTAGTCCAAGTGAAACGTATTGGAATAATACAGGAGCAACGAAGTGATAAGTTATAAACGTTCTAATGTTTTCTGACAATGTACCTTTACCTGCATTTCTATCCCATGCTTTTAATTTACGATACAGGTTTCTTGTAGCTTGAATTTCTTTTCTTAAATACTGCTTAGGTGTAGTCAAGAACATGTTCAATCCTCTTTGAAGTGCACCTGCTGTTTGATAAAAGTCTCTATCTTGCAAGTCCATAGACTGCTGAGTTCTCTTTGTATCCTTTTCAAACTTAAGCACAGCTTCTTTCTTGGCTTGTTCTTCACTTAAACCACGCTTCAAAGCTTGGTCTTTGTAATATAAATAGTTAGGCATACCCCCTAAATAGATAGCGGCTTTATCACCAAACTTAGTTGTATACATAATGAAGTTAACATAGTTGTCCCAATATTGATTAGGAACCATCTCAATCATTCCGTCATTGGTATAAGACTCTATTACCCTTGTGATAGATTGCTTGTTTCTATCTTGCATGTATACCGAGTTCTCTGATATTTCCTTAAATGTTTTTTTAATTTGAGGTATAGTTTTAAGTGAATACTTTAACCAATTAGCATAACCTATGTCGTTGGCATAAGTAATCATGGAAGTCAACTGCTTAATCATTACAGTTGGATTCAAACCAATTCTTGAAAAGATAAATAGGTTGTTCATTTTATTTACAAACCTATCACCTGCATTAGTTCTTACACCTTGATTGGCAATCTTTCCAATCATATTACTAATCAACCTGTTAACGTAATCCCCATGAATAGCAGCTATAGCTGTCTTAACCTGTTTGTTTTTAAACATCTTATCTATATCACGAATGGTTTCACCATACGCTGCAAAGTATTCCATGTCACGCAGATAAGTAGCCATAACATTCATGGAATTCATCTGTCTTATAGGTAAATTATTCTGCACTCTAGATTTGGTTGAGGAAGCTCCAACCGATGTGTTCATTATACTTTTGTCGGCAAGTAAATCAAGAGGGTTTTGTTCTACCGGATTACCTTGCGTATCAGTTCTATATATCATACCTGAATAATATCTATTCCATGGCATGTTGGTTCTATATAAAGCTTTATATGTGTTGTTGTAATGAGAATAAAGAGAAGGATAAAATTCATTGACCTGCCAATCACCAAACTCCTTAACGCTGTCATCCATGTTAGATTCCATTTCCTCCATAATTCTAGCATAGTCTTTTCCAAACGTTGCTTCAAAGGACCCTTTGTTTGCAGGGTCTTTATATAAATTATAGTAGTATAGCATTTCGTTTTGAGACATCTCTACTACGTTCTCTGCTAACACTTGTTTTAGTTTTTGTTTATTCTCTAAGCTTGGGTCATTATTAAAATCTTCTTTTGCTTTTGCTACAGCTTCAGCATCAAGAACGTAAGCTTGTTGTGGTTTGTTATGGTTTCTAACTTGCTTCCTCCACTTCTTACCATATAATTCTTCAAACTTTTTGGTAAGTATTTCTTCTTGCTGCATCATTCTTTTTTTGTACATTCTAGAAGATGCATCAACTCTTGCAGTAACCATATCCTGCAGCCTACCTCCAAACATTTCCCCCGGGAGCTTAGATACTAAATCCATTAACCCGTCTAAAGCTTCTGTTTCATTAAAGAATTTTTTAACAGTTGTCTTCAAGGTGTTGACAAACTTGCCAATTACTTTTTTTGTTTTGTTTCGTTTTTGATTTAATAACTTTTGATTTGACAAATCAACCTCTGCTTTAGCATCAGGGTCTCCTAAGTCCACCTCTTGTCCGGTAACTTCCTCATAAGCCACAGATGCCTGTTCATTATATTTGTCATGAGATTCTTGAAGTTGTTGTTTAAGTTCGCTTCTTCCTTGCTCAATCATTTCAGTAAGCGAAGCTAATGCCACATCTAATGACCCTGTTTTATTAACATCATTATTTTCCATCAACAAGGAGTTGTTGAGGTTTAATAAAATTTGAATGTCCACCAACCTACTTATGTCTCCTTCCGAAAGAATATCTTTTTGATTTATTTTGTTAAACTCCTCTGTCAGATTTTGGTTTGTGGATTCTATCTGTTCAACAGATGCATCAGATGTTAACCTGTCTTTTGCAATTCTTTGTATTCTTTCTTTTATACTAAGACTAATCTTAGCAGCTTTCTTTCTACCTGATTGTGTAGTTTCATACTTGCCTTTTAAAATACTATTTATTTTTTGCTCTAATCTTGTGTTGTTTTTTGTATTAACAAACTCAACTATTTCATCAAATAAATTTTCTACTTGTGCTGTGCTACCTGCGTCAGTTATTTTTCTTATAAGACTCATTACTTCACTACGAGTATATAAGTCTGCCGGTAAAGATTTTCTAAGAAAGTTTCTCATCGCAACCTTTACGCTTTGTAAATCAGCAGCACCACGCTTTCTTTGTTGAAGCATTCTTCTAGCTTCAGTAAGCTTTTCTTGTACGCTTTCACTTGTTCTTGTGCCCACACTTCTTTGAAACTCTACCTGAAGCTGTGCTTGTTTGGTAGTTAAAGCTTTGGTTCCGTCCCCTTCATTCTTGTATTCAGGTTGTTTCTGTAAGAACTCTATAGTTTGGTCCGCTATTTGTTGCTCTGTAAGCTTAACCTTTTTTCTTTTGTTAGATTTAATAAGCTTCTGCTCAAACGCTTTTACTCTTTTATATAGTTTAAGTCCAAACTCTACACCACCTTGCATGTTAGCAAAACTTTTTGGAAGGGTCTTGAATAAATCAACATCCACTTCCATTATTTTGTTAACTAATTTTGCAGGATATTTTTTAACTCGTACCAAGTAATCTTTTATTACTTCGTCTCTAAAATTAGAATCTCTTCCTTCGTTTACAATATCAACTATTTCCTTTTGTTCTCTACCTCTTGGTGTGTCAGTAATCTCTTCAGTAACCTGCTCAAAGATAGGTGGTTTGGATTGTGCGATTAAAGAAACTGCATTAGCCTTTCCTGTTACCATCAAATCTGTATTGTTGGCTTTGAATTTAATTTTATTGACAGCTTTTAAGTCAGTATAAGTTCTTTCTTCTAATGGTTTTCCTTCTATTCTACTTGTATCATAAGCCTTGTCTTCTGTAAACTGCTCTCTAACTCTTTCATTTATTTCTTGAGTTTTAGTTTTATCAACAAGCAAAGTGTCAGGCATATAGGGTTGCAATGTAGTGGCTACATTATACAATCCATCAAGTAACACTTGTGAGTTTGCTACCGCAGGAACTTTTCCTTGAAAGAAAGGATGAGTAAATCCTTTGTTCTGTGTTTCGTCAACTAATTGCTGAGTGTTTTCAGGAACAACATAAGTAAAACCTCCTACTAAATATCCTCCTTTGTTTTCTTTTAGAAAACTTTCTCCTAATAAAGCTTTGTCACCATAAGTTAAATTAAATTTCTGAGTATTAGTTCCTTGATTTAACAATGCTTTTTTATATTCCGGTGTACTCTTATTAACTTTGAGTGTTGGAGCTGAAGGAACAACTCCTGCCATATAATATCTTCGTCTGTCAAAGTTTTCATTTTTCATTAACTCTACAAACTCTTCTTGAGTTACAGAGCTTGGGTCTATGATTGCTTTTTGAGTTTCTTCGGTCAATGCTCTCTTGCCTTTTTTACCCATCTTAGTGTTCTCGTATTGAGCCAACGCAGTAGAGTAAGAAGCGTAAGCATCAGGGTCTGTTTTTTGTAGCTTAGCTATTTCATTGTAAAAATATTCTGCTCCATACATGTTACCATACATGGCATCAGGGGTTTGAATCATAATAAGCACACCTACTTTATCTCCGGTCTTAAACTTACTCTTTAGCTTGTTCATGTTTTTCTCTGCAGTCGTAGCATCTAGAGAAGCAAACCCTACACCGTCTTCCATGTTTTGTGCTATCAAGGAATATCCAAAACCTCCATCCAACATTTGCCCTGTCTCCTCAACCTTTCCAAGCTTAGTTGCATCTGAAGTAATTACATATACATTACCATCGTGAAGTGTTACAAAGTCATTTAAACTTTGAACGTTATATTTTCCAACTCTGTCTGAAGTATATACTCTACTCTCTCTACCCTTCGGTTTTATTGGTTTTGCTTTAGGGTCAACAGTAACTGCCGCACCACTTTCACTATATGGTGCAGACTTATCTAAAATTTTTAGTTCATTTGTAAAAATCTCTTGTCCGGTCTGAACCTTATCAGCTAAAGTATTTAAAAAGTTTACGACCTCAACATCTCCTTTGTTAACTATATCTCCTACGTTAATACCTAATGCTTTACCTACTTGCTTAACAAAGTTTATAATAGCATTTTGTGCAGGTGCTTGAAGTCTTTCGTATCTCCCTGCCATTTCACCAAACAATTCTGCTAACCTTTCTTCATTCTGAATGCTATCTCCTTCTTGTTTGTAAAGCTTTGCAAAGTTGTCAATCTTTTTATATAACAATGAGTTCTTATCTAAAGCTTTCATTGTGCTTGTTGTAAGTCTGTTGACAGCTTCTGCGATGTTTTTTTCTCCCAACCTCTCAAATAAAACTGCATGAAAAACCTCGTGTGCAACGGTGCTTTCGTTAGCTTTATTCATGTCAATGTGAATGGTTTTATTATCAAAATCATAAAACCCTCTACCACTTCTTCCTGTAGCTTTGTTAAACTCTTCCGAGGATTCGTGTAAAACTATTTTTGTATTAAAGTTTTTAGCTAAAGACTTAGCAGCGTTTACAGCTTTGTTTATAACCTTATTACGCATTGAAGTTTGTTCATTGTTTAACGCACCCTTTGGTTTACCTTTACGATTAAAGAATAAGTTTGGCTCAATCTTTTCTTCTGTTTCTACAGTTTCTTCTGTGCCAAACATCTGCTCAATGTCTTGTTTTTCCTCAGGTGTAATACTTGTGTCAGTTTCTACAGACTCTTCTGTTTTAACCTCAGTAGCTCCAAGCTCAGGTATGCTTTGCTCAGCTTCTAGTGCTGACTCTTGTTCAGCTGCAGCCTGAAGTGTTATATCAGACAGCTGTTCATTTATTTCTGCTATTCTTGCTTTCTTCTCAACCACTAATTCAGGTGCTTTACCTTCAATGGAAGACTCTAATTGTTGCTTCTCCATTAGTAAGTTTAAAGCTTGACGTTGTTGTTGTATGGTAAAGTCAACAGGAATCTTAGGAGCTAGTCCTTCAATTTTATTAAAGGTGTTAAGTAGTTCGTCAGCATCCTTTTGAGTAAGTTTATCATTGGGGTCTGCTACTCTTTGTTTTAAATTGGTAACAAACATTTTTTTATACTGAGGGTCTTTGAGCATTCCTGTAAACATTTCAAATGCCTCATCAGTAACTAAGTTTAAATCATTAGGGTTAGAAGCCATGGTAGATATAGCTGTTGGTATAGCCATAATTTTTCCACCTAACATTTCCAAGTAACCTTGGTACATTACTTCCCTTGCAAACTCAGTTATGCTTTCCGGAGTATCAAACATTTTTTTGTTTACTCCGTCAAAGTATTTTTTGTAATTATTATATAGCATTTCAGCACTCATCTCACCAATAGATTGTAGTGCTCCTGTTTCAAACTCTGCAGCACCACCGGCTGCAATTGTTAGTCCACCTTTTAATGCTGCTCTTTTTAATTTTCCACTTACTAATTGGTCTATATCTTTTCTAACAAAGTCTGCAAATGTTTTAGAACCAACATTAGGATTGACAGCTTTGGCTTTTGAAAACTTACCTATTGCTCTTGCGGCTAAACTGTTTACCAAACCACCTGAATTTAATATGTTTCTAAAACCTATGTCTTCTAATACTGCGGTAGTAATAGCTACAGGTACAGCAACTGCTCTCTGCTCATCCAAATCTATGTTGTCAAAGTTTGGATTGTTAGCCATCTTATTCATCTGTGCCTCATTGGATTGAGACATAAGCCTTAAAACCCTTGATGCTTTGTTTTGAAATTTTCTGTCTTTTAAAATCTTTTCACCTAGCTTAGGACCATACTTGGCGGTAAGTTCAATACCTTTTTTTGCTCCTGTTTTTAGAAGACCCACAAAAGCAGGTATAGAATAAGCTACACCATGCATTGCTTTTTGTAAATCATTACCACTATTTTTAATAGTTTTTCTGTATGCAGCTTGAGCATCGTCTTCTTGTCCTATATATTTACTAAAAAATGTTCTAAACTTATCACGACTTCCTTCTTCTAAATCTAAATAAGTAAGTCTTCCTGTGTATTGGTTTACGTTAAATGCACCACCCATCGCAGCACTCTTGGCTTTTTCATATGGAGATATAAATTCCGTAGCAATCAAATCAGGTCTGCCTTTTACAGCTGTTTGTATTTCTGTTTCTTCATACTCTCTTATTGCCTTGGTAGCTACATCTTCATATATACTTTCTGTTAACGAGTGAAGGTTATCTCCGTCTTTAGTTTCTATATTCTCTAATACAACTTGTAAATCTTTTGGACTAAATTCAGATAGTAAAGATTTTAATTTCTTTTCTTCAACTACATCTAAAGTACCTTTACTTAGCAATCCTTTTATTTGTTGAAGCTCGTCTGCTTGTTCAGCAGTTAAAAGGTTTATATCATCTAAGGTATAACCATCTGTGTTGTTTAATAGTTGAGCAACCGCATAGTCTACATGCTCATCTGCTGCTGCCCTGCTTTCAGATGCATCAAAGTTTTTTAATTTAGGTGCTACAAAAGCACCTATCTCTTCAAACATAGAAAGAAAAGCACCACCTGTACCTTCTAGTAAACTGTTACCAAGTCTTTCTACGAACTGACCTGCACCCCCTGCTTTAGATTGCATTAGGGTATACTCACCCACCATCTCATCAAGCTGTGCTCCTTTTGTGGCAAATGTTTTTTGCCTGTTAACAAGACTTGTTCTTGCAGAATTTAAATTATTGGTGGCTTCTACATATTGTTTGTAGTAAGGGTCAGCTTCTAACTCCGCAGGTGTTTTACCTGCAAAAGTGGCTTTATAAATTTTATCAAGTCTTAGTTTTTCTGCTGAATAATTTTTTACATCTTTAGCAAATCTGTCTACTTGAGTGTTAAACAAAGTGTTTAGACTTACAAGCTCTTCTTTGTTTTGAATTTTGTTTAGTTTTCTTTCCTCTTTTTTAGATGCTTCAATAAATGCTTTTTCAGAAGCTTCTTTATTTTTTATTAAAAAATCACGAAGTTTATTTGCTCTGCTTTTTGCTCCCAATTCAAGAGCATCAGCAAAAGGAACACCAAAAGCATCTAAGGGAATAGAAATTTCTTCTCCATTAGCAGACTTAACTTTCATCTTATCGCCAATACCTGTCTCTTCAAAAGTAAATCCGTATTGATTGAACTTGTAATTCATCTCAGGAACTACTTGCTCTTCCTCCCTGTCACCTGTAAGCTCAGGTGTTATAGAGTTTACACTAGCTGCAAAAGAATTGTCAGCTAAATCCTTATTAAAGTCATCAGACAATATAGTCTGTGCAAAAGGGTCTGATTCATCAAACGTTTCTTCTGTAAGAAATGATTCCGAAGAAATATTTTGTGGCTCCAATTGTGAAGGTGAAGCCAAATCTGCGGGAGCTTCTTGCTCTCCGGGTAAGTCCGGGTCCGACTCGAATGGATTTTTTTTTTCAGGGACAGCTGAAGACGCAACTTCTGTTTCTTCTATAATATTATCTGAACTTCCGAAACCAACAAGAACTTGAAAATCCTCCTTGGAATCTGCATAACCTTCGCCCTTGGCAATATTATACATATCGTTTATTGCCTCTTGATTAGAGTTCATCAATTGTTTAAACTCATCAAAAGAATCAGAATAGCCTTCTCCTTGTGCCAAGGAGTACAATTCTCTTATTGCTTCTTCGTTCATTAACCTTTCTTATTCTTATTAAACTTGTTCATTCTGCCTTTGCCACCCACAGTCTGTTGTCCTACTTGATTATTCAAGAATGATTGCTGTGCTTCTGCTTCTGCAGCAGTTGTGTTTCCTTTTATAAATACAAGGAGTTTTTCTAGCATAGCGTTAGCTTCATTTTGATTATCTTGATTACTGTTTACCTGAATCGTATTATCTCCTTTCTTTATGTTTATCACACTCTTTACATTGTAAGGAACCTCTACCTCAAATCCAAATGGCGAGAGTAATGTTCGTAATGCATCACCTGTGTCGTCATCTTCTGCACCCAAGAACAAGCTAGAATCTACCTGTGTATCATAATATCTATTAACTTGTTCGGAAGGTGTTTCTGTTGTTGCAGTACCTGCACCACCACTCGTGTCGATAATAGAGCCATATTCATATTCTTTACCTACTTTGTAAGGACTCTTAAGAATATCTCCCGTTTTGGTTTCTACTCTTCCGTCATTAAATATAACATCATAAGTACCCTCTTCTTCTCCTGCTTTAATTTCTTTCACAACACCTGCTCTTACACCACCTGCTAAGTCAACACTATCTGCAATATTGGCTTCACCTGTTAATAAGACTGCTGATTGAGCAAAGTCCTCAAATCCCATAAGATTACCATCAGCATCTATCATTGGAACCTCTTTAATTGTTCCATCATTCATGGTTACAAATATAATGTTCCCTTTCTTTTGAACTTTAGACACATCACCGAAGTTATCTCTGAAATAAGTTTCAGCTGCTTTAACTGCGGTTGCATCACCATAGTAAAGGTCGGATAGCATATTAAATGAAGCTTCAGCATCTTTTTTAGCTCTCTTGTCTGTCCTTACATCCGATGGCTCATAACCTCTACGAGAAGATTTAACATCTATCTTTTTGTCTACTGCATCGTTAAGTCTTTCAATGATAGCATCTTTAACCTGCTTACTTTGCTCCTCTGTAAACACAGGTTCACCACCTCTATTGTTTGTGGTATCTAAATAAATCTCATTAGGTTCTCTCTTTGAAGCATCCGGCTCCTGTGTAAAAGTATACTGCTTCCCATTAGAAGCTCTTAAGTTTTCGTTTGTTAAAATAGAAGTAACATGAAATGGATTTGACATCATTGCATCGGCAGTATAACCTGCCCATTCAAAGTATTCTTTTAATACTTCATCATCTCCGGAATATTTTCCTCCCTGAGAACTTGTTTTATATATCAAATCAAGACCACCTTGTCCTGCATACGTTACATCTATTTCATCTATCATTCCTAAATCATCCACCGCAGTATTAACTTCTTTTCTTACATCAAAATAATCATATTCTCCTGCAAGATTACCCATAAGTTGAGGTATGGTTTGAAATGCTCCCGGAGTGGTATCCATTTTACCATCCTTCCATAAACCAATTGAAACCATTCCACTTGTTGGATTGACTAAAGCTTTGGTGTTTCTAAGATTGTATAGTCCTTCTGCTTGTTCCATCTTCCATTGCTCTAACATTTGAGACCTAGTTGCAGGGTCAGCAGAATTCATTCTTTCCATTTTCTTTTTGTAAGCTTCCTGATAAGCAGTTGCGAGTTGAAACATTTGCTTATTGGAATCATTTAGGTTGGCTCTAACCACCGCATAATCACGAGGTTTTAAAATCCCCTGCTTTAACAATCGGTCTTGAGTAAGTAGTACTTGGGATGCGTCACTAGCGTAGTCTGCAATAAATGTATTACCATCTACATATTCTCCTGTTGGTGTATTATTTAAAGTCTCCACCATTTCACGAGAAGCTTTGTCTATCTCAGCTTTCTGCTGATTTCTAACACTAGCTTCTTCCTGTAGGACTGTTGTAAATTGTTTAGCTACTGCTGACCAATCTACTTGATTGGTTGCCTCTCTTCTAACGTATCCAAATTTTGTCATATCTTAATTAATTAGATAATAATGAATTTAATTCTTGTAGCTCTATCTGTGTAATGGTACCTGCAGATTGTTTCTGTTGTAGCATTTGAATTCTCGCTTGTTGAGGGGATGTGGTGAGTGCATTAACTCCTCCGGTTTGTGCTGCAAAATTAGCTTGAAATGCTTCGTTGCCAAAAATTAAATTTTGCTGTTGAGGTGTTAGACTTCGTCTGAATTTTCTAAAATCACTTTTACTTCCTGTAGCTAAGGCTCCCGGGTCAAAGTTTGTAAATCCTTCTCCGGCTACACCCTGACCTTCAATGTTTCCGATTGCTGCAAACTCTTCCGTTGTAAAACCTGTCTCACCTAATGCAGCCATTTGTGCATCAGTATTCTGACCATATAAAGGTATCATCTGAATACCTTGCTGAACTGTGCTTATGGCACCTTGTATACCTTGAGCAGTTTGTGCGTTTGCTCTTGCCTCGGCATCTGCTGCGGCTGCCTGAGCTCCTTGAATTTCCCCTAAATCTAATTGAACATTTAAGTCTCTTAATCTTGCATCTTCTTCAGCTACAGCTTTTTCAATTGCTTGAAGCTCTTTACCCATTTGAGTTCTTACTTGACCTTGAGCTTGAGTCTGAGCCTGTTGTAATCTACCCGCTGTTGCAGCCACACCTCTTTGACTTCCCTCTTGAGCTGCAGCTAAGGCAGTTGCTCCCTGTTGAAGCAATGCCTCTCGTTGAAGTTCATATGGTTCTTTCTTTATAGAAAGTTGTTCCATATAATTTATATCTAATCTTTTTCTTGCCTGACGCATCATTGCTTCAGCCTTTGATTCAGCGTCTCTTTGTTGTCTTCTAGACGCACCGGCTTGAGCAAAAGAAGCACCGGTACCTATTGCTGATAATGCTAATCCTGCAATTGCAAATCCGACTCCTGCCATAATTTTTTTATTTTGTTTATAACCTTTTTAGGAAGGTCTTTGTAATTATTTGTATACACATCCGCTTCTGCTTCTTCAAAAGTTTTAGCCTTTGTTTTATACACTCCCACTAAAATAGTGTCTTCATGTACATAAAAAACTCTTTGAGCTCCTACTTTAGTAAAAATCTTGTGGGGTGCTTTTACCACTCTCACAACACCTTTGTCATCTAAGTAAGAAAACATTCCTTTTAAAACAAATGTAGGATGGCTTTGTTTATGTATCATACTAATAACTATACTGTCTTTCGGCATAAATAGTTCTCTAGTATATATACCACCCTCTATGTGTTGTTTTAATGGATAAGTTTTTTTCAACTCTTCACATTGCTCATCACCTGCTCGGTGGGTTATACCCCCTTCGAATGTACCAAGTTTTTTTTGAAACTGTTCGATTTTTTCCCACATTATACCTGTTAATTGTGGGATACCGCTTAGTACTCTTTTTGCTACAAGTGACTTTTGCTCGTCAATCATAGAACAAAGATACTAAATTTTAAGGAAAGCTTTTCATTACCTCAGACTCTACTGCAAACAGCTCAGATGGTGCGGTGGTATCTAATTCAAGTTCAAATACACAATAATGACCAAGTACTCCATGCGATTCAGCAATTGGATTCTTAATAAAAAACCAATATCCATCTGCAACAGGTATAACTGTTGGTTGTGGAGCTGCAGGAAAACCTCCTACCGCTGCGTTGGTGCTATTAATTCTTAATTCATTTACCGAGTTGGGTAGGTTCACATCAACTTCAAGTAGCACCCCTACAAATTCAGGGGTATCATAGTTGGGTCCGGGTGCGTAATACATAAAATCTCCTGCAGTAATTAAACTTCCAATCTGAATAGATGTGTCGAAAGTTACTCTAATGTTTGCAGGGTCGGTACTATCAATTCCATTGTTTATTCCTACACCATTTACACTTCTAAGTTCCCATTGAGTCTGATTTGTATCAGGTCCTGTTGGACCATTGTTTCTAACAAATCCAAACCATGAACCTTCTTTTTGCTCAAAATAATTTACATTTATTTCTCCATCTAATTGAATGTCAGTAAACAAAGTAGCATCCCATGCATCATCACTTTCAAGGTTTAATGTTTTAAATATTTTATTCTCTAAAGGTTGTTGATTAAATACACTTTTAATTGTAGATGGATATTGAACTCCATAATAATTATTTCTCGTATCATTCACATTATGTCTCCACAAATTACCACCACTAAAGGTATATAAATATTGATTCATCCCTCTAATAAATTCCGCACAATAAGAGTAAAAAGAAGGGAATCCTTTTACATCTTCGCTGTATGTTATAGTACACTTGTTTAATGTTTGTTTTTCATTTATCATGGACAAGGAGTTATGTTAGTTATTATACCATTAGCATCCACAGTAAATACTGCTTTGCCTGATGGCGGATTCATTACATATGCTCCGGCTGATAATTTATTTAATCCTGAAGAATCAGCAAAAGCAAATTCGTTTACAGAAGGCTCACCCGGTGTGTTGCCTCTGTTTGGTGCGTGATAAAAGAATGTAGGGAATGTAGTCACGGAACAATCATCATTCTCTAAGTTTGCAGGAACGGAAGGTAGTGCTGCCGGACAATTAATTTCTAAATTCCAAGACGTTCCGCAATATCCTACAATATCTATTTGACAATCAAATGCATTGTTGTTTACTCTAGGCACTACTAAAGTTAAATATCCGGGGTCTTGAGCTGTAAGCACTACATCTGCTGAGGTACCTGTTGCTGTTCCTGAATTTCCTATATTATCAAAGACCCCTGTTGTAGGATTATATCTAAATTGGTTTAATCCTGAATATCCTCCTGCATCTAGAGTTGCTCCAACTGACGGATTACAATCATCTGCAGTATGACCTACTACAGTAAGATGGTTTGCATTTCCTGCCGCAGCATATCCAAATAGATTACCTGTTAATTCATTATAAGTAACACCATCAAATATAGCTCTTACTCCATCAGGAACTCCAATAGGGTCAAAATAAATAATCATTGCTCCAAAATTACCACCGGTATCAAAAGTTAATTCATATACCCCTTGACCACCACTTGCACTAATTGTAGAATCACATGGTGCAAAACAAGAAGGACACGGAGTAGCTATAGTAAGAACACAGCCTATCTGCTGTCTACATACAATTCCATCCGAATAAAATCCATCTGATGCACAAATAGTTAAATCAACATCATCATAAACAGCTGTTGCTGTTGATAATGTTGGTCCGTCTATATAATAATTTCCTAAAGTTGCTGCCATATTTTATTTTTTTAAACCGGGTCTACAAAACAAGCACATGATTGCCATGTTACTTCAAAGTTTGGTTGTGGTGTTGTAAAGCTTCTTAAACAAACTATCCCCACAGCTGTTGGACTTAAAGTTATTGAGTCAGCTAATCCATTACAATCTGTATATGTGAATGTCTGACTATTTATACTATCTAAATTTTCTACAAAGTAAGCATTACATACTGTATCACAATTTCCGGCTACATCTGTTGCCTTACTTACAGTTGCAGGAGCTATGGTCGTTGAAACAATTTTATATACACAATCTGATAATGAAGCTGCGGTTAATGTTACAAGGTCTCCCACAACATTACCCGGAACAAAACTCATTACTCTTTGGTCAGGTGTTCCTGTTCCATCTTGCTGACATCTTTCTACTAAAAAGTTTATATTACATCCACATCCATGAGCTGCGGTAACATTTGTTAATGAGTCCAAACGTTCTGCACATATGAATAAACTTTGATTATCTGATAACGTACCTGTTTGCAACACACCTGAACAATCATAATATTGGTATTCTCCTCCTGTTATAGGTGCTCCTGTTAAAACATATTGGTCGCAAACCTGATTACAATTAGTAACTCCTGTTAGAATATTTCCAACTGTTGCTGTTGGAGCAGCCTGTGTTACAGACGTAGCTTCATAAGTACATGTACTGTTTGCACCCGTTGGATTAAAGAATGTACCTATAGTTACTCCCGGAGTAGGAGGTATAATTATTGTTGTTGGTTGACTTGCTGTAGCTAAAGGGTCTACACATAATGTAGCTTCTAAGTTATCATCCGGTGCAGGGTCTCCTCCACAATCACAACAAGCTTCAGAGCAATCTACGTCTGAGAAACACAACTCAATTGGAGTAGGTTTTCTGTAATCCCAAATCAAATACAAATACTCATCGTTAGTATTTGGCATAGGGAACGTAGCATCATATACAGGTGCTCCGCCATTAATTGGAGCCGCCTGAGTAGAAGCAGTTAATAAAGCCTGTATGTTAGCAGGTGTATTAGTATAAAGCGTTGCACTTCTGAGATATCTAAATTGGTTTACTGCTGCGTTGAAAACAAAATCATCTCCTAAAGCTGCAATTTGATTACTAATTATTCTTACCGTAGCACCGTTGGCAGGAATTAAATTTCCACCTTGAGGTGCAGTAGTAAATGTATATTGTGAAACTATTAATCCTGTTCCGCTTTGAAATTCAACTTGTTCTGATTGCAATGCACTTGTAAATACACCATCTGTCCATCTGTATTCGTCATGAATAAATTGACCTGCTTCATTGTTAGACGTTATTGCTACTTGAATAACATTAATTAATGGAGCATCCGGACAAGTAACCGTGGTTTCTATATTCACCGCTTGGTCTGAGCCAACTGCTGAACCAAATGTAAGGAATAGCTCTTCAGCTGAAACAATCGCTTTGTTGAACGTAACTGAAACCAATCCATTAGAATTGATTGTTCCACTAAACACTACAGCTCCATTGTATACTCCTTCGTATGGTATAGGTATACCTCCATAGTTTGACACTAAGAAAGTAACATTTACCGTACCCACTAAAGCTCCAAGCTGATATATAAATTGTTGCTCAGGTCCTTTCCAAACAACAGTTCTTGTAATACCACAATTTATTTCTAATGGCTCTTGAGGTATAAATAAATCAGAATTAGTTAATACATATTCATCCATGTATGGGTCATACCCTCCAAGTTTAAAAGTATTAAAGCTGTCAATAAAATAATCTCTAAAGAAAGACCTCATTCCAAATTCAGATATTACTTGTAATTGCTCTGACTGAGCTGAGCTTCCTTTAAGTTGAAGTACAGCACCACGCTTAGCATCAGTAAAGAATTTATCAGCACCCCAAACCGCAAAGCTCTCAGGGTTATTACTATTTCCGTAGTCTTCTATTCTTGCAATCTGAGTACCTAATACCTCAGGTACAGAGGCAATTGAACCACCCCCTGTAGAATCAGAAAGTAAGTTCTTACCTTGAAGAACATAAGATATTTTATCTTCTTGTAAAACTAATATATCAGTTTCTCTTCCGTTAAGAACTGTTATTGGACCATAAGAGTCTTCTAAAGGTTTAAAGTTCAACAACCCTAAATTAAACTCATTAAGTTTATTTAAATTGGTCTCATCATTAATGACACCACTATATGTAATGTCTGCAAATCTATGAGCTTCTTTATAGTCCTGAGCTGATGTGCTTGTAACCCTATTTCCAAGGGTAAGTGTTTTTCCAATAATAGAATCTTCTATTTTATAACTCTCTACTCCATTTCCAAATGTGTAGCAGTTAAAGAACTCAGTATCAATAATAGCAGGTTGTGTGTCTGTTTGATTCTGTACATTTCCTTGGTGAATCCCACCACTTAATGTTACATAGTCAATAGATACATTAGCTAAATCATCAGGAGGTGTTGTAGGACTAACTACTGCTGAACCACAATCTCCATACACAATTTTTGTCTCACCGGGGTCTACTATCTCACTAAACACTCTTCCTTCAAAAGAGTAATCAAATACTATAGGAGCAGATTCCGCTGCATCAACACTTAGTGTTATTTCACACTCTGCATCAAATACTTGATAGGTCGTAGGAGACTCATACCATAAATCAGGCAATGCATCTTTAGGTTCAGACTCGAATACAATCAATGTATCTCTTCTAATTATAACTACCTCTACTTCTAGGTTAGACCTTCTATTTCTGTTACCACCGCACCCTTCTGTTCCTGTAAATCCTAGTCTTTGTTGTCCGGATAAATCTTGGTCAGGACCGGTATAATCTACGAACTGAATATAATTGATACCAAATGAACAAGGAATACTTCCTACTACAAAGCTACTTCCAAAGATAGGAATAACATTATACCCGCCTAATGCAGGTAAATATTCAAATGTTGAAGGAGAATCTGAAGTGTCAGTTCTACATTCTGCACTACTTGTTAGTCCACCAAGACTATCTCCATCCCACCAAGCTTTTAAATTAGGGTATTCTTGAGATGCTGATGCTTCAGCTTCCCATATACACTCTCTTAATTCACACGCATTTCCNTTAAAATAATTTATTCTAATTGTAGAGCCTTCAGGAATTGTATAAGGAACAAATGCAAAAGTTGCAGGGTCTAAAGGGTCATAAGCTGCAGGGTCATAATCAGGATTAGGTAAAGTACAAACATTTAAGTAAACTTTTGGGCAGTTACCATCACCACCTCTATCACTATCTTTGTCTTCTATCACAGGGTTTGCTCCTAACTCAGTTGCAATTTGGTTAGTTGCAACTCTCATGTAAGTTCCGGAAGGAACTACAGCTTCATTTCCTGCTGCATCTGCAGGAGGAGGAACTATAAAGTCTGCTAACTTAGCTTCTTTATCTAAAACTGTTACCGTAGTACATCTTTCTTTAGGACCATTAGTGTCTGCTTTTACAATAAGCTTATCTCCTACTTCAATTTTTTGAGAGTTTTCTCCATCAAGTAAAAACCAAGTGGAACCTAATGCAGCGTCTTTAAAAAATAAGTTAGTATAAATAATATCATAATCCTCTTTATCCGGCTTGATACAAAATTTATAATATTTTGCCCAATCCGGTGGAAGCTGAGTAGGGGGTATAGTAACCCGTATAGAGTTTTGACTTGTCAATGCTCCACATGGAACATATTGTGTATTGTTTTCACTAACCAATGCTGTCGTAGCTCTTGAGAATTCATCCATGTAAATGATTCCAATCTCGTAACCTCGGTTACTATGTAAGCTTTTTGCATTGGCTATCTTGGTATATTCAGCTTCTGCTAAACTTATAGTTAAATATTCGTATGCTACGTTAGCCGGGTCAAGTTGGTCTACATATTGTAATGCAACTATTTGTAGTTTTAAAATATTAGGTTCAGGAATAGTTACTATAATCTCAAATGGCTGATTTAATCCTGTAATACCACTAGCAGTTTTTTGATAATTTGTATCAAGAGTTAACTGAGCAGCACAATTTAATTCATCAGTAAGTGAGGTACCATCACAGGCATCTAAAAATACCGGTTCTAATAGTTGAATAGCATCAATAAAATCTTGGTCTTGAGCTAAATCAAAAACACTTGCATAGTCCTGTCTTAATTGATATTGAAAGTTTAATTCAATAGCATTGTTAGTTTGTGTTAATTGGTCGAAGGATGCATCAAATGAATGATGAATTAAGTCTAGCTCTATAGCTATACCTGCACCTGCCACCAAATCTACTCCATTAAAATTTACCTCTACAACCGACTGAGGAATGTTTCTTGTTGTTCCTGATATAGTATAATCACCTGCGGAAGTCTCATGTTCTAAAACTCTAAATTCAACAAACTCACTAATAAGCTCTGTAGTATACTCAAGCTTTAAAGCTGCACCGGTGTAATCTATTAAGTCTCTGCCTTCATAATAATTTCCATACATCAATCGGTTGCCCATTAATGTTTGTGCTTTTGCTTTTAAAGGAACATTGTCAAATAATCTTAAAACCTCTGAGTCTGCTAATACTGTAAATATTTTGCTATTGCTAAAGGTGTATACTACCTCTGTGTTGTCCGGTATACCTAAATCAGCTTTGTTGAGTTTTTCTATAACTTTAATAGTATTTAGACTCATGTCCTTAAACAACAAGTCTATTCCCACTACTAATTCACCACCACTATTATACGTTATCTCACATATATTTGTAGTGTTTAACATTCCTTTGTTGTTAGCTAACGAAGAGCTATAACTAAAAGGTCCCGGAATAAAAGAAGGTGGACTAAAAGGAGATGTTGCAGAGTACTCATTATCTGCATATCTATATCTGTATCCAAAACATACAAACCTGTTTTCTAAATAATTGTTTTCACCGGCACCCTTTTTAGGCTCAATTAATGGAGCTGTGTAAGGGGGTCTTTTAATAACTAATAAAGCTTCAGCAGAAAATTGGTCTAAAAAAGTTGCAGACGGATTTGGGTAGTTTCTGTTTACATTTATAAACCGAGGAGGATTATAGTTGTCTGTAAAAAACAAAAGGTCGTTTACAAAATCTACTCCTAAAACTAACTCATCTGATTCAAAATTTAATGTAGTATTAACCCCACCACCATCATCTATACTGACCACATGGTATGTTAGTGTTTCACTTTGCGTGTTGAATGACACTATCATATCACATTTTCCTGTTGCTCCTAAACCAAAAGAAGGGTCGTGAACAAACCAATACATTGTTTCTTGTTCACCCAAGGCATATGCTCCAATACATCTAGCTGCGGAGGATAGGCTTTCACCATTATATGATAGTGTGGTAAGTTGAATGTTTCCTCTTGAGTTTTCAACAGCACCAATTTCTGATGCTTCCGTAGAACCCAAACGAACATTGACAGCATCTATGTACTGACCATTAGGCAAGAGTCTTTCATCAAGACTCTTATTCATTTTACCTGCTACAAAATTTCTTTGTACGTTTGCCATTCTATTTTATCCATTTATCTTTTCCCCTCATGTTCATTAACAATCTTCCCGGGTGAATATTACTAATTCTAATTTTTGCGTTTCTCAATAAAGCCTGTTTCTTTTTTCTAACTCTATTGATAACGTACTCTTGTGCACCTAGCTTTGAACTTAGAATAGCATATTCGATATATGCATAAATATATTCTTCAAATAGTTTATTTACACTAACTTGTGAATCATTTCCATTTTCCATTCCATCGGATACATATTCTAAAATACATTTTTCGTTAGCCATTCCTGAGCTAAAGTTTATTACTCCGCCCTTTTTGTTTATTGAAAATGTAGGATTAGCATTTGCAGTCTCAGTATTTAAACCAAACCTTGCACCTATCTCATAATCAAAATACCACATTCCATCACAACACCAACCTTCATATCCATAAAATATACTATTCTTATTTAGATAAATACTTTTAAGACCACCTGTAATTCTCTCATAATCAATATCAGAATACTGTGGTTTTAAAACATTTCCGTCTTGGTCAAATAAAATTCTACAATCGTTATCTTGTAAGTACGCATCACTCCAATTGGTTTGAATGTTTTCTGTTAAGGGATATAATAATCCATTTTTAAATACAGATATTCTAACCCAATTAACGTAATCGTTTGGTAACACAAACCTTAATGTACTACACACATCAAGTTCTAATATTTTTATTTCTTTGAATGCATCGTAGTTAAGCTCTTGTATTCCTCTTTTAGCATGAAACAAAATCTTATATCTTTCTTCATTATTGATTAACGAGTGATTACCCGAGTACATCAATAGAAAGTTGTTTACAATATCTTCTAAGCTTACATATTGATAAGAACCCCAATTAGCATCTTCAGGTGGATTACCTCCGTTTTCGTAATATTGATATGGTGTTATATACATAAACTAATTATTTTTCTTGGTTGTCTTCTGCTGCTTCCAATCCTTGACCGAACTGAACAGCTTGTAATTCTCTTATTGACATTCCTGCAAATTGCAATATCTTTAAAACCAAAGTATACTCATCGTCCAATGGTAACTCAAAGTTTTGGTAGGATGGGTTCGATGGATTAAATACCGGCTCACCTCCCGTTAGAGTAGTGTATGTCCATTGAGGGTCAAAAGGATATCTTATATATTGACATTGAACAGCTCCCATTGTGTTTATAGTTTGAGGGAACAATGACAATGTTGGCTCTTGTTGAGTATATGCAGGATACAATGTCGAAGGAGCAGTAAGCAATGAATTGTTAAGTAAGTTAATTTTACTATGAGTTACTTTCTCCGCTTCATTTGCCACAGCAGAATCATATATTATATATTCCTCTCCAAGATTCGGAAAGATATCAGCAGGGTTACCATCATTATCTACTAATACAATTTGAACAGGATTTACAGTTTCTGCAAAAGCAATTTGATTAGTGGTAAGATTTGCCACTATATCTCCCGGCTTAACTCCTGCGGCTACAAAATCCGTTGTACTATCTATTAGCGTTTGAAGAAATGTAACATCATTAGTTCCACTTGCTAACACCATTGGGTAAACAAGAACTTTATTTAATAAATAATAATCATCGTTTGTGGTTGCAAGGCTTGGAGTAAAAAACCTATTATTATAATTATGTAGCAAAAACTTTTGCTCTGAAAAAATATTTATTACCTCTTCATAACCTTTTGTAATATCAGCATACTCTGTGCCTGACATTCTTTTGTTTTCCTTGTTTAGCTGATAGTTGTATTGATAAAAATAATCTTCAAAAATATCTATCTGTGCTTGTTTAGCAAATAGATTAAAATCTTGTGGGGAAATGTATCCGTAATTATTTTTATTAAGAATAGCTAATACTGTATTTCGTACCGAATTTATCATTAATAAATTATTTTATACAAAGATAAACAAAAAAAAAAGAGGGTTGTAAAAACCAACCCTCCTCAGTATATGCTGAATATTTATGTAGACTAATTCAATTGCTTTTCTAAATACTCAAGCTTTTCTACTCCTTCATCTGTTTTAAAATAAGATGCGATAACATGCATTGGGTCTTCCCCGAATGGTATTGTCAACAATCTTTTTTTATTTGATGGAAGATTAAAATATACATCTTTGTTTTTATTTCTATATGTTAGTAATCTATCATCAAAACATTTTTGAATTGTAGAGTATAACTTTAATGAAGGGTCATCCAACGCTTGTAAAAAGTCAGCCGGATAATTACGAGCATAAACCAACATGTCTCGTTTTAATTCTGATGTTGACATTTTGTTTACGTCCCCTTTTAGTATCACTCTACCTAAAGATTCCATCTGCTCTAATCCCATACTTTTTGCTGCGATTAATGCATCAACTTCTACATTCATTGCTTCTACTTCTTTAGCTGCATCCTGTGCAGTATCTACCTCCTCAAACTTTTTACCGTTTAAAGGATGATAAGCTAAGAATCTCTGTAATGCTTGATTTTGTTTTGGAACTCTAAGTAATCCTGATTCAAAGATAATAGGAGTTACAATGGCATTACCATCTTGCTCATCTTTAAAAGGACTTTGTTGATTTGTTGCGTATCTAATTTCTCTGTTTTCTCCTGTCTCTTCATCGAAGTGAAGTAAGGGTCTACGCTTTGAACTTTTGGATGGAAGCATAAAACTCAAGGGAGCTGCTCCTCTAGTCAAACGATATACTCGTGACTTAATTTCTTTTTTTTCTTTCATTATATTAAAATTTAATTACATTAAAAATAAAAAAGATAGGGGTGCCCGTAGGCACCCTTCTCTTTCTACATGGGTATTATTCTTCAAATAATACAAAGTTGTTAGCACCCATAACACAAACACATCTTTCTGACAAGAAGTTAACTCTCATCTCATCAATGTCTGTAGTAGCTGCTCCACCTGCTGAACCTGTAATCCAAGTCTTGTAACGTCTGTCTTCAGTTTCTGAAGCTCTGTAACGTACATGAAGGAAAGGACGCTTAGCATTTTTACCCATTACTTGGTCATAAACGCTAGTAGAACCTGCCGGTACTAATAAACCTGTAATAGCACCTGAACCTGCAATAACAGGAGTGTTAGTTAAACCACCTCTCATTGTTGGGTCGTTCAAGTACTTCCAATCTGATTTATAGAAATCATAACCTCTACGGAATCCTGTGAATCCTAAGTTAAGAGCCATCTCTTCATCGTTGTCAAATAGTCCGTAAGATGAACCACCTGCACCGTAAGAGTTTTGAGCTGCTAACATGTCATCAATATCAAATCCGAATTGTCTGTTAACAAAGATTACGTTCTCTTCGATTGAACCTTGCTTATCAAGTCTGTCGATTACTGCATCGAAATCTGCTAATGCATCAGGGTTTCCACCACCCCACAGGTTACCTCTTGTTCCTACAGCGTGGAATACACCTTCAGAACCTACAAGACCTGCAACTGCTGCACCTGAAGCTGCCTCTGCCGGTACTGCTTCAATCATAGCTGTTTCTAAATAGTCATCGAATCTTAATCTTGTTTCATGCTCAGACTTTAGGTACCA